TAGCACTGCGTTTGAGTATCGAATTAAAACGCATTTAGGAATAAGAAAGACCCACTTTGGATGCCGGTCTGTAGTACCAGTAAAGCAGACCGGCTCCAACCCTTCACTCAGGATGCATTCAAGTATCCCCTGCCTGCTAAACCAATACTCCCCATTGCCTGTAACAATCACCCAGTAGTCTGCAATAGAAATACTAAATGCCGAAGGCTTGTTGTGAAAGTACTCAATCACAATGTTGCCGGTCTTCTGGCTCATCGGATCGTATTTAACCTCAACAGTTTTACCCAGCTCAGGAATCTCTATGTCCCACTGAGGGTGCAGCCCCTCTGCTCGCTTGGCGTTTGGGAAGATGGTACGCAGCCGTCGAAGCAGATCATCCTCAACAGCCACGCCTCGCTTTAGATCATCTTGAAATCCCATTGCGCTCCTTCTGCCACAACGTCTTAACGCCATGCTCTACCAGCTGCCTAGTGTGGCTGGGTGTTGCGTCATGCGGAATGCTTTCTATCGCCGCCTTTCTCTCCTCCCTGCTGGGCAGGTCAAGGATGTTACTTGGCAGGTAGTAGACCAGTGTTGCCTTTGCCAGATCATGAAACTCTGGGGTTAGGTTGTCCTCTATGTATTTAAGGCACTGGGGGTAGTAAGTTTTTTTCGCCGCTAATTTAATTTCGGCGTTGAACTGTGCTGGCTTCATCGGGAACCTCTAATAACTCTCGCATCAGCAAGATGCCTGTCTCCCAATCGACCGTGATTGTCTCGACAGTTTTAAATGAGTATTCCTTGAATGTCCGTAACGGAAATACCATGCGTATGGGTTGGCGGTCATACTTGTATATCAGCACTGGTATAAACTGATCCCCTGCCGAGGTCTTAGCCTGCTCCCACCACTCAGGCTTGTACCAGTGCCCACTGGCGTATCGCTTGGCTTCGATCATGAGGTTGTGAAACTCAATGTCAGCCTTGCCGCAGGTCTGGTACTGGTCGAGGTTCCGCTTCAGGTGTGACGCGCAATCACCGAACTCATCATGAAATTTCTTGATAAGCTCCCGCTCAAACGCGTGACCCTTAGCTCGACCGTTGATCAACTCTCAGCCTCGATCAACCATTGCAGGTAGACCTTGGCTTTCTCTAGACTCTGAACCTTTCCGTTGGGGTGATTCTCGTAGCGCCAGACATACTTCTGGACGTTGCCTTTTAGATAGCCTCGCCACTGATCGGTGTCCATTGAGCTTTTGATTGCATCGATGCACTCAATCGCGTCTTCACTTTTCTTGTAATGCTTGGGCTGATTTATTGCATCCCACTGCGCTGGTGTCGCCATATTAATGCTCATTTCTTCTTACTCCTTCCACAATATTTGCAGGGCTTTGTCCAATCTGTCGTTGCCAAACAGTCACACAACCGTATAGGCGTTTGTCTGGGTGGCTCTGGGTCAAAATGGTAGTGCCCCTTGGGTTGTCGCTGCCTCTTGGGAGTCAGCTGTAGCTTGTCAAACTCCGTGAATTTCATTGATCCTCCCTTGCGTCCAATCCAGCAGCTCTAGCTGGGTGCCGTATCTGCTCTCGAACTTTCTTTTAAACGGGTGCCGACTTGTATAACTGGCATTGTCTTCACCCCCTCGGTGATGGTTGTAACAAAGGGGTATCGACTTAAGGTGCGCCCCCTCCTTGGTTTTGCCGTCGATGTGATGCACCTCAGCTGGCGAGAACACGTTGAACTGACGGTGGCAGACACAGCAGCCGAGCTGGGTGATGTCGTCCATCCATTTCTTGTCAATCGCATTCGCGCCGCGTCCCTTCATGTCCCGTAAACTCTCCGCTCTGCACGCTCACTGGCGAGCATGGATTGCCAGACCTTGAACTCGACTTCAGCCGCTAGCATCTCTGACTTGGCAGCAGCCAGCATTCCCTTGGCTCTACCCCTAGATAGACGAGCCTCGTACACATTGCAGTCTTCGTCGGAAGCCCTTAGCTGCGCGGCATTTGTCTTGGCGCCCTGCGCCTCAGCCACGACCATGGTCTGCGCGACGATCCTCTTCTCATCAGCATCGGCTTTCGATAACTCGTACTCAGCCTTGCCAACAGCGATGCCCGCTTCCCTAATCTTTTGTGCAAATTGTTCCTGATCCATTTAATTTTCCTTTGAATAGTTAATGTAGTAACGAGCCTTGCCGTTCTTTCTATCTCTGTACTGACAGCACTTGCTATCGAACTCAAAGCCAACTTTGCCTTCATACATGCCGTTCCGATTCTTTAAGACCTCGAGGTAGGTATCCCACTGCTTGGTGTACATCTCGTCAGGCTCTTCGCCCAGCATCTCTGCCTGCTCTATCTGCTCGGCTTTCTTCTTGTTCTTCCAGACACTTATGAATCCGTCTGCAAGGTCGGTGATCGAGCCTGAACCCTTAACGTCGTACTTATTGGGCGCCGCATACTCTGACTCACCCTTCCTGACGTGGGTCACGATGAAGATGGTCACGGGGAACGCCAGCTTGAAGTTGACCAGCTTCTCGATGAAGCGCTGCTGCCCCTCGTAATCATCCTGCCTGACCATGTTGGTCAAGCTATCAATCACAAAGACATTGATGCCGTAACGTCGATACGCATATTCAAAGCAAGACATTAGGTCTTCAGGCTTGGGTGTCAGCTTGTCAACGAACAGCCACAGGTTGGGGCACATCCATTCAAGCAGTTTCTTTCGGTATGGCTGAGGTGGTTGTTCTGATCCAGCAGCCTGCCTAACCATTCGCCCCATGGTTGCCTTGGGCGTCATCTCCATCGATGCAATCAGCACCTTTTGATCCTGCTCTACAGCATTGAGTGACAGCTGGTTGAGCCACATGCTTTTACCGTGACCGTTGATCCCGCAAACACCCCATAGCTCATTGGGTCTGAACTTGATGTCCTCTTCGTCCAGCTTCGCCCAACCAGAGCCGAAGCCCTGTGTGTCGTCCATCTTGTTCTCAAAGAAGTCATCGATGTCCGCTTCAAAGTCCAGTACAGAACGCAAGGTCTCTGGGTCTTTCCAGCGTGCCTCTTGATAGGCGCAATCCAGCATCCAGCGCGCCTGCTCGTAGCCTTCCTTTTGCAGCAGCTCGTTGATGTCCTTGGTCGGGAGGTTCACCCTGTAACAGCGGTCACCAAGCCTCGACATAATTTCTGCGGCGGCAAGCTCCCCCTGTTCATCCATGTCAGTAGCGATCAATATCTCTTCAAAGCGTGCGAGGTTCTCGTATTCATGGGCGATCCACTTAGTCTGCTTAGCGCCCTTACCCCCACCCATTGGCACCGATAAGGCTGGGAACCCTAACTCACCACAAGCGATGGCATCCCACTCGCCCTCAGTAATCCAGACCTTTCGCGCATCGTCGGGCATGGCTTGCCAGCCGAACAGGATTGGCTTGAGGTCTTTCTGGGTAGAGGGGTTACCGTCATGGTTGATCGGTTTAGTCTTAAGGAATGTCTCTTTGCCCTCAGTGTTGAAGAAGGGAAACACAACATCTTGACCCCCCCGTGCATCGGTCTCGTATATCTTCCAGCGAAAGCACACCTCTCCCACATCCCTGAATCCTCGCTTCTCCATATATCCATGGAGGTGAGCGCTTTCATTACGAGCTGGGGGTTGAGGTTTGGTGTAGTTCTTTTTTTCCGCCGGAGCAACTTTTTTGGCGGGGGTGTTGTCGCGGATACCGTAGCGCTTCTTTGCCCAGTCCATTGCGTTGACTAGGGTAAGACCTTGGCTGTACATGATGAGGTCAAGCAGGTCGCCGCCCTCGCCAGTACTGAAGTCCATCCACTTGCCGCATTGATCGCCGTTGAGATAGACGGACATGCTCCTGCCTTTCTCGCCTTGTATCGATCCAATCTTGTAGCACCCTGACTCCACGCGACCGTCAGGGTATAGCTCATGACAGATACCAGCAGCATGAGGCGCTAGTTGCTGGGCTAGCGTTTTAACGTCCATCATTTGACAGCTCCCAGCAGGTCATTCTTTCTTTCGTGACCTTTAAAACACTTGAGTGCTGCCCAGTCAGGGCTGCCGATTCTTTCCCAGCCTCGGCTGATCGCAAAATCCACAACACCTGCAATATCGAAACCTTGGCGCTTCATAACCTTGAAGTCCTCAGCCTGAGAGCTGAGCATCTTTGCCGCAGGCTTTCTGCCTTTACGTTTCTCCAGCTTGTACTCCCACCACTTGACCCATGGCTTGGCAGCAACCCCCTCTGGATGACCGTTAAGGAGATCAGACCGCCAGCATGTTTGTTCTTTCTGATGTTCGTTAGTAATAATATTTGTTCTTTGGGTCTGATTACCTTGATCTGGGTTTACTTGATCTGGGTTTACTTGATCTGGGTTTTGATGATCTGGTGGAAACTCACCCCTAACATCAGTGACCAGCCAATCCCACCTAACGACATGACCACTTTCATTGCGGATAATTTCTCTGCGGATGTACCCAGCATCCTCCAGCTCATCAGTGATTCGAGTCATCTTTACATTGCCGACGCCGAAGACGGTGCAGAGTTGATTGTTGGTGATCTGCCAGTCATCGACATGGCTAAGTAGGTAGACAAGAATGCCTAATGATTCTGGGCTTATACCGTCAGCCCTGTACTCGCTGGCAGACAGTCCGCCACGAAGAAGTAAGTTTGGTATTCGGGTGTAACGGTCTTGCTTTAAATTGGCAGGACGAAAAATCATATATCTGACAGCTCCATGTAAATGTTCATTTGAGCAGCGATAATAATCTGACGGTGTCGATTAAGCAAATAAATTTCAGCCAATAGGTTGCCAACTCGATCTGAATGTGGAAAATCGCCGACACGGGGGATGAAGGTGAAGGAGGGGAGAATGGAAACTAACAGTAAGAAAGATCAAAGAGCAGACATTTTCAATAAAGCGCTTGATAGCGCTGGTGTACCTGTCTGGGGTCGAGGTGCGGCTATCGTCAAGGACACAGGATGTAGCCCTGCCTCGGCACAAGCGTGGATACGAGGCAGTTTGCCGAGCGACCCAGAGCGTGTAGTTCAGCTCTGCGACCTGTATCATATTGACTTATATTTATGGGTAGATCTTAAAAGCAGAAATAATACTGATCCAACCGAGGTTTTGCTGGAAGCTATTGTTTATGTGAAAGATTTTGAGGATAGGTCTGAATTTAATTTGACGCCAGCACAGTTTTCTCATCTATGTGCAGCATATCTAGATGAAAATAAAAGAGCTAACATTGAGGAGATTGTTGAGATATTAAAGATTTCCTAACGTATGATGAACCGTTAGAAAATACCAAACACTACCGCAGTATAAATGCTGCATCTGAGGTGAAAGCTATATGAAAGTACCGCAAAAAAATACGCTTTCTTGCGATGAATTAAGAGTTGAAGTTGAATCCTGTGCCGAATTGAGTCGTATTTTTGGTGACGCAAAGAGAAACAGCGCCACATATATGTCTTTTCTTGGGTTGATAAAAGATTCGTTTGAAAATAAAAAATAATTTACAGGTGTTGAAATAAATCTGAGAGTTGCTATAGTGTCTTCTGAATTTACGGAGACATTACATGGATACGCTGACACGCGCTCATATCTGGGCGACCTTATCTGACATAGACGTAGCACCTTTTTGCACCGAGACAGAAGTCGTTGGTACTCAAGTCCTGACCTACCTGCCTTGGATGAAAGCCCATGAGATAATGATGGGCGTATTTCCTGAGTACCATTGGGAATTCACCGAAGACCCCACGGGGCGTGAATGCCACTACTTCGATAATGGCTCTGCCGAAGTACGTTGCCGAATGACTATCGGCGGGCAGACCAACATCACCTACCTTCCTGTTCACCGATCAGGCAAAGCAATTGACTCCCCTGACGCCATGGACATCAACACTGCCAAGCAGCGGTGTCGCGTTAAGGCGATGGGCGAGTTTGGTTTGGGTTACACCATGTGGCTTAGCTCTCAGATCAGAGAGCAATCTGTTTCTAATAATGAACAAACCACAGAGCCAGAAACAAATGACGCTGATGACGAGCTGAACAAGGTCATTGCCATCTGGGACCATCTCAAGTTTTACGAAGCCAAGACCTTTACTGAAGCGCAGAAACTGCACGACAAGTATAAACGAGGTCTAAGCAATCGCGGCTTAACAGATACCACGGGTAACTGGGAAAAGCTGTGTAAGGATAATGGCTGGAGGGCTAAGAAATGAGCTTAGCTATCCAAGGTTCACCCGAATGGCACGCAGCACGAGCCGGTAGGATTAAGGCGTCAGTCTGCGCTGCTCTAGAAGGAAAGCACCCATACATGAAGCCCGCTGACTTGGTTCGCCAAGAAGTAAGGGCTTTGGCTGGTGCTGAGTCAGAATTCAAGATGGTTCCGGCTGTTGCCCACGGGCAAATGATGGAAGACCATGCGCGAATATTCCTTGAAGGGTTGCAGGGCTACACCGTCGAAGAGACGGGTCTTGTGATTCACCCCAAGTACGACTTCATTGCTGCAAGCCCCGACGGGCTCGTGGGTTTGGATGGGTGCGTAGAGATAAAGTGCCCGTTTCCCCAGTACACCAAGTCACCGTACTCAATCTTCTCACCCAAGCGCAGCATGTACCTGATGCAGGTCTATATGCAGATGGAAGTGCTGGATGCTGAGTGGTGTGATTTTATTTGTTACTTGGCGAAGAACGAAACAGCCGAGCCACAGTACACCCTAGAAAGAGTCCACCGTAAAGAAGACTTCCTGACTGAACTGCTGAGCCGCAAGTATTTGCCGCAGCCTGAGAAGGGAACTATCTCCCGTCTTGATCTGTACCGATGCTGGTACAACTGGATTCAAGAGCAGCACAGGGATGAAGTTGCCCGCGCTGATTACGTTAAAACAATTGAGGTTGACGCTCCCGAGATTATTAAGACCGATGAGGAACTGAACCGGCTGACTGCAATGCAGAACAGGATTGCAGTCATCAGGTCACGTATTGGTGACGACCTAGAAACCTTGGACGTGCTGGGCAAGACCAGCGAGTCCCTGAAAAAAGATATTGCCGAGCGGTACAAGTCATCTGTCAGCAATGGCAAGACTACCGTCAAGGTAATTATGAAGAACCCACCCATTGACTACCGCAAAGCATTTGAATTCTTGGGCGGCGAAGATGAGGTGTTAAACAAAGACGAGTCTCTTGATTCTTTCAGAAGAACAACAGGCGCAATGCAAGTACAAATCCATCATGGAGAGCAATAATGAATACTAAACCAACCGCGTTTGAATCCCTAAAAGCAGGCAAGGGTCGCCTATATCCGATGCCTAAAGAGAAGCGCATCGAAGAGTGGAACCGCCTCAAGCAGTACGAATGGGCTACCAAGGCTAACGTCCCAAAGTTTGACGGCTTCATTAAGATTAGCAAAGAACTGGTACACGACCTTCAGACTGCCTTAGACATTAATAACGGCAATGACTTCCGATACAACATCAAGGTCTGTGAGCAGATGGGCGATGACGGAAACCTTCAGCAGTTGAATGTTGACTACTGGATTCCAAAGCCGAACCCGAATGCTAATAACGTGCCATCGCAAGGCGCCAAGCCACCAGCTGACGACTTCCTTCTGGAAGACGATGACCTACCTTTTTAGGACTCAATCATGCCTCTAAGAATATCCCGATCAGCTGGAACCGTTTTTTACGGCGGTGAAAGCCTTGACCCAGAAGACCTCGAAGGAACTTTTGACCATCGAGTGTTTGTTCGCGGGGTAGTTGACTTGGAAGGCAGGCACGAAACACACCTGAACGTACACACCAAGCGATCAGGACATCAGGAGCATGTGCTCACGGCTGGGGGTCAAGGTCTCCAGCTTACTGATGCAGTGTTTGTCGAGATGACAGGAGTTCAACCCTACTTTACTAAACCAAAACTGAAATGCCCCGAGTGCGGCAGAAGTGGGTCACCATCTGAAAGTTCGATGATGTTCCCTCAAGCCAAGCTGCTCATCGGTGGACCAAGGAATTATCAAATAGTGCGTGATGACGCGAGGAAAAAGAAATGAGCGACCAACCCCAACTAATCAATATCGATAACACCCCTTACTTGATTGATGACCTGAGCGATACCTGTAAAGAGAAGCTGGGCTCATCTCAACAGACAAACCAAGCCATCGGCTTGCTGAGCGCATTGATTAGTGCTGCTCAGAAAGGCGCCGAACTGGACTTTAAAGAAGCGCTAAAACTTCTGCCCGAGCCTTATGCTGAAGGTGAAGAGCCCGCTCTTGAAGGTGATCTGGCAAGCAAGGCTCACTAGTTTCCCCCTAGAGGGTATGGCGTCTCCTCCTCACGCCTATTTAAGCAGGCTTGGTCTACCTGTCCCTCGCAACAGACCTTTTTCTCAGAGCATGCTGGTGTTAACCTGACAACGCGGCATGTCTCTGTTTCACGGAGACGGATATGAACTTAACATTTAAAGAAGTAACTGAGCGTTATTTGGCACAGCCAAGCGCACACAATGAAGAGAAGCAGAGGACCACGGTCATAGCAGCTAACAACCTTGTTAAGGTGTTTGGCTCTACGCCGGTAAAGGAATTCGAGAAGATCGCTCTTATCGATAACTTTATAGAGAACCTGCGGAAACAACCATCCAAAAGGAGAATTGGTCAAAAGGTCAGCAACAGCTGGGTCAATAAGCACATCATAACTTTCCGGTCTATCCTCAATTACGCTCTATCAAAAGAGCATGTTGATCGAGTCCCTAAGTTGTCTGTGTACCCTGAGACGAAGAGTAAACTCTTCTTGAAGCCTGAGCAGATTCAGAGACTGATTTGTATCTTGGATGATTTAAGAGCCGACATGGTTAGGTTTGCAGTCTCAACAGGACTGCGAGCATCTAACGTGAGGCTTCTGAAGTGGGATCAAATAGAGCCAGACTTTTCTGCTCTAAATGTTTCCGGTGAGGATGCCAAGATGGGCGAAGACATTCTTATACCTCTGAACAGAGATGCTCAGAAAGTACTGGAACGTCGTAAGGCTCTGAATGACGCTCTCGTTAAAAAGCACATGTATCTCAATAACGGGATAGATCATGTGTTTGTTCAGCAGGTAGGTGGTGGCAGCAAGGTAGGCAAGGTGTTGAGTGAGATCAATAACAAAACCTACAAGAAGGCTTGCCGTGAAGCTGGATTACCAGCAGGGGTAACCTTCCACACAATGCGTCATACATTTGCTAGCTGGCACATTCAGCGGGGGACGAGCGAGATGGTTCTTATGGAACTAGGAGGATGGAAAGATCGCAAATCACTACAGAGATACGCCCATCTAAACCAAGCTCAAAGACAGATGGCATCGTCAAATATTGAAGGGATAATTTAACCCAAAAAGATAATTAATCATAATCACAACGATAATTAATCAGCTGTAACCTATTGATAAATAAGGAAATGGTGCCGGAAAGAGGACTTGAACCTCCGACCAATTGCTTACGAAGCAACTGCTCTAATATATTTTTTTATTCAATTAAATCAATAACTTACAG